GACACTACGTTGTCCTTCCATGTATGCACTTTCATGGCTATCACCTTTTACATTAGTGGTAGAATGATAATGACATCTTTTTTTAAGGTCAGTTAAGACTTCTTTGCCTTCTTCTGTATTGAATATGTATTGATAATTTTTTTTTAGTCCTGCTATAAATTTCTCTAGTTGTTTATCTTGTTTCATATTATTCCACTAATGCTTTTGCTTCTTCCGGCAATGCTTTTGCTAGTGGTGCTATATCTCCTCCGGCTTGTGCAACTTGTTGCATCTGTGCCATTTGTTGTTGTTCTGCAGCTTGTGCTGCGGCTTGTTCTCTTTCTGCATTTACTTGGTTTTGTGATTTTAATAATTTTTGTGGCATACCAACAATGTCTGCCAAGTGTTTAACAAGATTATCAAAATTAACATAATCAAATACTGGTGATATGTTTGCAAGACTACCTAATATTTCTATAGCTCTCATAATAGATTGTAGCTCTGAAGATTTTTGTGCTTTAGCAAGTGGTGATACATATTCTATTTCTATGTCTCTGCCAGATAAAAACTCTGGAGCTGGTGGTAACATATCATTACGAAGTAATATTGCAAACACTCTATCAATTAATGGTTTTAATAATTCTGATTGTAGTCTACCTAATACTGGACCAAGTAATCTCATCTTCTCTTCATTACGTTGGATAACTTCTGTTGCTGTCATTTGTGGACCATCTTGCATCATAAGTTGATTAACATAGAACACAGCTCTAATACTGTCTCTTCTTTGCTCTTCCATATTTAAACCTAGTGGATTGTTTGCACCAATGTTTAATGGTTCTATTCTATCTCTTGTACCACTTCTGTAAAAGTTTAGTCCACCCGGTACAGTTCTTACAGGAAGCAAGAAGCCATCATCCGGAACTAATAGTGGTGGATCAACTTGTTTCTGTGCAGCTTTGATTGTAGTCTTTGACATTTCATTTAACATCTTAACATCTGGCAATGCTGTCATTGCAGGTGATCTTCCATAAATTTCATTTGATGCTTTTAAATATCTAGGTACTACGAAAGGGAACTCTCTAAATCCACTAATAGATAATTCATTTGCATTTTTAAATTCTAAATAAACAGATTCAAATGGCATATTAGATTTATCTTTTTTCTTTGGATTAAAATCTGATCTTGGATAAACTGCGTGTAGTATTTCTACTTCTTGGTATGGATCTTTTTTAAATATACCTTTAATGTCTGTTGATGTTGCATCACCAAACTTTTGCATTGCAGCTCTAGCACTTATTTTAAATCTTCTAAAGATTGTATCTATTCTGCCTTTATCATTCTCTGCAATAAAAACTTCGTTAATATGTCTTGTTGAAAATTTTATAATATCATCATCATCTTCTTCAATAAACATTGCTGCTGTACCAAATGTAATTAGGTCATGGTACAATTCAAATATTTCTTGTTGAAAGTTTGATCTATTAAATGCTGTATACATTGCATCTGTAGATGCTTCTAACCAAAGTTTTGCTTCATCTTCATTATCAATTTCTGTATCTTTAAATCTTAAAGTAAACCAAGGTGTAGATGGATTTGTTAGCATACCATGTAATGATGCTGCTAATAATTCTACTGCTTGTATAGGTGAAGAATCAAAAACTTGTTCCATTCTTTTATCACCTCTAGCTCTTTGTTTAGTAACATCTGCTTTTCTTGGTTGCATATAATCTGCAACTTCCTGCCAATGTGTTTCCCAGTTTTGTCTTTGACCTTCTAGTCTTTCGTATCTGGATAATATTCCTTTTGATAAATCTGTTCTTGCCATTATGATCCTAATAAACTTTTCTTACCTAATGTTAATCCTTCATCTGACTTAATTCCTTTAGATGAAGTTAATATTGTCATTGATCTACCTTTAGCTTTAGCTTTTTTCTTTCTTGTTTGAAGATTATCTATTGGTTCAATGGCTGCTGCATCAGCTGCTGAACTTTGAGAAAGTTCTACTGTAGTTGGTGTTCCTGTTGGCATTGTTGTTGCAACTGGTGGAACTTGATTATTGTTATCGCCTCTATTGTCATTGCCTCCAACATTTCCGGGTTCTTTTGAATAACCTTTAGCATCTAATTGAGATTTAAAATCTTTAGATAAAATTTCATCGGTACTTAAACCTTGAAGATTTATATTAACACCTTCTTTATTAGCAAACTTCATTCTTTTATTTAGATTATATCTATCAATAGGATCTTTTAATGCTGTTGTAACAGCACCAACAACAGAAGGAATTTTACTATTATTTTTATATCTTCCAGTTTTATTTTTTTTTTGTATTAGTGTTTGGTATTGTTGTGAATAAGTATCTACTTTTTTTTCGTCTGATTTATCTGATCCACCGCTTCCTGCTGCTGCTCCCATAATTATCCTCCTAATCCAGATTTAGTATCTGACTTTCTATCTGAAAATACTTTATCTGATTTTGTTTCTGATATTCTTTTTATTTTTATTTGTTTAACTTCGTTTTCAAAAGTAATGTCATTACCATGATCTATAGCTTTCTCGTAAGTTCTTTTTTCTTTTTCTACTTTTGGTTTTTTTTTAAATATCTTTTTAATCTTGTCAAACATTATGATCCTAACAAAGTTTTGTTTTCTGTTTCTGCTTCATCTTCTACACCTAATGGTCCAGTTAGAATTGTAGATTTACGACCTCTTCTTTTTCTTTCCATTTCTCTTTGCTCTGCTGCAATCGCATCTTTCTCCTCTTGCGAAACTCCCGGAGGTGGTGGCAAAGGTTGAACTGGTGGCAGCGGTGGCATTTTTGGTTTTAGAAATCCCATAATTATATAATCCTGTAACTATTATCTGCTACACTTTGTGGAGCTGATTGTCTAGTATTAATTTCTTGTAGTCCAACTGCTAGATAACGCATTGCATCACAAGCATGAGAACTCCAATCGTGTACAGGCTTTGATCTAAACATTCTATTTTTATCAATATACTTCCTGTGGTAATGTCTTAACGCATCTATTAACTTTTTGCAATGGTCTGTATCAATCCAACATCTAGGTAAGGTCATAGTGGTTGCGTGTATGCCATCCTCTAGTGGAATTTTTGGTACGACTTTAAATCTTAATCCTAATTGCGTGGCGACCTCTCTCCGAGTTTTGCCATTTCCAAATTCGGTAACTTCAATGTCGTGTGGTGCAAAGTGATCTTTGTAGACATACTCTTTCTGATCAATCATCTTAATGTAGTATGGTAAACCTTGACCTTTCTCCTCATGGTAATCTATTATATTAATGCTTCTGCCGAGCTGTTGATAAAAGATTATACTACTGTGGTCGGAGACCCCAAGATCCCATGCAGTAGATACTGGTAGTGCAGGATCGTAGGGAACTCTTGTAAGCTGTTTATCATCATCTAGTTTTGCAATCACATCCCCATATACTGCACCTTCAATGTTAGCAATCCAATCACATTCAAACTCTTGGTTATACTTCTTCTCACCCATAACTTCTTTTGCCTTGACCAACTCATCATTGTCTACGATTTTGGTATCTGATGCTTTTGCTTTGTAGTTAAACCAATCTTCCGCACCTTGTGCGTGTTGGTACAATTCATAAAAGTTATTGTTCATTCCCATTGGTGTGCCAATAAACACACAGTAACCTTTACGATCTGATAATGCTGGTCTAATTATTTCTGGAAACAACTTACTGTTTACGTTTGCGTACTCATCAATGACACAGCCATCAAGGTATATACCTCTTAACCCATCTGGGGATTCCGATCCTAGCAAGGTAATACGAGAACCATTAGGTAGGTCTACACGAAGTTCTGTTTCGTTAAATTTAGTGTGGGGTATTTTGGCGGTGAACTGTTTCATGTAATCCCATGCAATAGACTTTGCTTGTTTAAAGGTGGGAGCTATGTATGCAAACCTAGGGTTGTTAAGTTTGGACAGTAATGCTGACCTAATTAGGTGGTTGATCATACATACTGTCTTGCCGAATCTTCTGTGGCATACTAATACATTCCATCTGTGATTGTCTATCTGTCTGTGCAAGTAGGCTTGATGCTTTCTTGGTGTATAGGGTATTTTAATATCCATATTTATTTCTTTTCGTAGAAAAGCATATTTAGTGTATCATGTCTGACTTCATACCAGTTATAGGTCTGTAATCAAAACCCATATTGAGCATAGCATAGCTGATAAATAGATCGGCTGCTACTTTATTGGGAAATCCATAAAACTTAATAATTACGTTGTTTGTTCCTTCTTCAACATAAGTAACTGAATCTAAATCGTCTGCACTAAAGTAATCCATATACTACATCTAGTGCATTTGAAAAAAAAATAAAACAAAAAAGTGTTTGTGTATAAGTGGGTGGGTGGCTGTAAGGGTGTCCTCAAGTCCGGTCTATATATAGAAAGAAAACTGCGACTGAAATCTGGGGTATATGCCTTTTTTAAAAACCAAAAAACTAGGTTAATCTAGGCAATAATATATCTTAAATAGATTAGTGATAAGAAAAGATTATCAAACCTAATTAGATTAATTAATAATTATTAATAGATAGGTCAATATTACTGTCGTTTGTTTTAATGTGAGAAAAAAAACAAAGACGCTTTATAAATGGATACCAACATTACCAATATTATTTTATTCTATATTTCAACCAAACATTAGAACAATTATAAACTGTAAATATATCACAGCTGTTGTAATATTATCACACTAATAATAATTAAATCTTTTTTGTATATGCCTTATTCATGCCTTATTATTATACGAATATAAATCACTATGAAAAAAACAAATCAACCAAAGGAAACTATGAAAAAAGAAAAATCTTTAACAAATGATTTATTTGGTACTGAATTAATTACTTGTCCAAATTGTAATGGTAAAGGTTATTTAGAAGATACAGCACCAGAAAACGCAACTTATGAATTATACGAGGATTGCGATATATGTAAAAATGTAGGCGAAATTAATGCCTAATTATAGCCATAATAATTTATTAACTTTAAACAACTAACCAAAGGAAACAAAAAAATGACAAATAATACAAATCAAATGATGAGAGTAGCCGAAACAATAAGATCTCAAATACATCCACACGTTTTAATGTGTAGTGCCTCAAGAAATTTCGGAGCATTTGAAAATGAAATAGGAATGTATGGTATCCAATTTAAGATTAGTAATACCTCAAAATATAAATTTGCAACTGTTAGAATAACTTTAAATGGTCATGATTTATATAATATAGAAATCAAAAATATTAGAGGTCGAATTGTTGATAGTAAGACAGATATATATTGTGATCAATTAAGTAGTATTTTAGAAAGTATGTGGGAAAAAAAAGAAATACTAAATAAATGGACTAAAAAAGAGTTAAAATATGCCTAATTATAGCCATATTTATTTATTAACTTTAATTAACTAACGAAAGGAAACAAATGATAACTTTAAAACTAACACAAAAAGAGGCTCAGTCAATTATATCAGCTTGTGGAAATATGGCTGATGATTTAACTGATCTTAAAAAAGATAATAAAATATCTGTTGGTTGGTCTATTTTATATAATGATTTATTATCTGGATTAGAAAAATCAAAAGATCAATACTATAAACAAATAAAGGAGGGAAACTAAAATGAACAAAGAACAAAAACAAATCAAGAAAGTAATAGACAAAGCATATAGTCAATTACATGTTTTAAGTAATATAACGTGGACACCATACAGAGATGAAATCTTTGATATGAATAAAAAAGATGAAAAAAGACACAGATATAATAGACCTTCAAGCGACTTTGAAACTTCAATAAATGATTGTGCAAAAATGTTTACAGTAAAAAACATTGCTGAAAGTTTATTGAATGTTGAGAAGTATAAAGTAAAAGATTTAATTAATATTAGAAAATCTTGTTTGTACTCTCAATCAGTTGTTGAAAATTACAGAGATAAAATTCTTGACGCATGGAAAGATCAAGATTTAAAATATCTTGCTGATTTAGAATATATAGCTTTGATTGATTGGAAACATCACACAGAAATACTAGAAAGAAGATCAGCATAATTAAACAAATAGAAAGGAGACAATGCAAAAAAAATATAATAAGCCTAAACTTTACAAATTTGAAAAGTTTAATGAAAAAAAAATACGAAAACTTTTAAACAAAGAAAGTAAAGAAACATTAATTGATTTAATTGTTAATTTTGAGTTTAACAGAATAGGTATATTAAACTCTAATAGACAAACAATGAACAATAATATTTTAAGAAATTATAATATATTAGACATATAGAAAGCGAGGACCAATAAATATGAATGATGATAGTAGTAAAATAGGTAAATTAATCAATGGTTTCAACGATTATTTGGATAAACTAAAAAAAGAAGAAGATCACAGTTTAGCCATATTTTATGACTACGATATAGAACCATTACCAAATGATTTGGTTGATATGGCAAACGAAACAAGTAAAGAAAATAAATAAGTGATCTCGTTTCGTAAGAAATGAGCAAACGAAAAAAACAAAAGGGAAAAATAAAATGGAAAAAAATAAATGGGTTATGGAAAATGGAAAATGGTCTGAATATAAATGTATTAAGTTTAATACAAAAGATAAAGATTATATGAATGTATTAAACAAAGCTGTGAAATTACATCACGAAGATATACATTATATTGCAAATACTTTGGAAGATATTTTAGATAATGCAGGATACCAAAGAAATAAATAAATAACTAACACAAAGGGAAAAATAAAATGATTAACTTAATTAAATTATTGCTTGTATGTTTATTATTAAGCGGTTGTTCTGTTTATAAAAATAATAAATTACAAAAACAAATTTATGAAAAACAGCAATCATGGTTAAATATATAATTAAAAAAACAAACAGAAAGGGAAAAATAAAATGAAAAATAAATTTGTTAAAAAAAATATAAAAGGAATTAAAGTTGATGTAAGAACCAAAGATTGCCTATATATTACAATAGGTAAATGGGTCGTTTATATTGACAATTCTACTAATGAAAAAATAATAAACACATGGCAAAACAGCTAACACAAAAACAAAATTTAAAACTACTTATGAGATTAACACTCATAAATATTTTAAATGCTAAAGGTGTAATATACACCTATTATAAACAACAAGAAAGGGAAGGCTATGGAACAAATAAAACAATTACAAAATGAATTAGATAATTTAGATGAAAAACTAGATTATTTAGTAAGTCATAACAAGATTAATGAAAGCACAGAAAAATCTTGGGAGTGTATAATTAGAGGAAAACGTAAAAGATTATTTA